TGCTAAATAAAATAAAACTAGTTAGAGTAGGTCTAATTTGACTTGCTTCTATTTCTGCGGTAATAGACTTTGCTGTTAATGCAGTTATTAAACCTATATTTTTAATGTCTTTACCATTAATATCGTTAGTATAGTAAATCGTATCACCTACCTGAACAGAAGCGTTTAAAGATTTATCAAAATTTATGATTATTGAATCCATATTTATTTAATTTTTATTGACATTGCCAAGTGCTTGCAACAATCCCTTGAGCAGGAGCAGTTCCTGTTACATATGCGTTATCACCATTAGAATTTCCAAAACCTCTATGATCACTCCATGAAACAGTTTGTGAGCCGGTAGTTGATCCTCCGTAAATTGTATCGCTAATTTGAGGTAAAGTTCCAGTTCCGTTATGGTATAAAAGCGTATTACACACAACGTCACACGTACCTTCTTTCTGAGTAGAGATTCCTGGTGTAACATAAAATGGAGTAAGAGTACCAACTCCAGTACATGCAGCACACCCACTAGTTATAGCGAAATCTGATACATCTAAAGAAGAACAATCCGCTGATGGGCAGGTATTCCCAGCTCCACATCCGCAATTTAAATTTGCATCATATGCTGTTTCTGTAGAAGCACCATCAATATACCAACAACTACCAAATTGACTAAATGAATCACCGCTAGTTGGAGTTCCATTGTAATTTAAGGAGGCTGTAGATTTAACTTTTCTATCAAATCCATCATATGTTCCTCCTGGACATCCTTTAGCTATATAATAATTATATGTCGGTGGTGTTACGCATGATGGACATGCGGCAACAGCTCTTAAGCTTCCTGATAATTGTTGTCTATAATTTGGCATATTTATTTATTTTGTAATTAACAAGATGATCCTGTACTAATGGATATACCTGTGTCGGCAGATACTGTGTTAGCTTTCGCACAAATAGTTTGTCCTTCAAATCCTCCTAGGAATCCCGACACAACCCCTCCTGAAGTATTAGTATAACTATATGTTAAATCAGATTGTGTTCCGTTTTGAAGCGTATACGATACACCTGTAGGAGGAGTTGTACATGCAGCAATTGAAACAACCACACCTAAACGAACTCCATAAGCAGTTAATGACGCTATGTAATACATAGTGGTTGAGGTGTTATTTAACGGAATTGTTCCATTTGCATCTGAAAAAACGGAATTCGTAACTAATGGAGCTTGGTTTGTTGCTGGAGAAATTACTTGAAAATATAAACTCGTTAGCTGAGGGGATGAACAATTACCTGTAGGGTTTCCTACAGAAGTATCAAATTTAGTTAAAGTAGACGAGGAGCATGTTATACCTGAATCGTCACTATAAAATCCATTATCGGCTTTTATTTGCAAAAAAGAATCTTTATATAAATCTCCTACAACACTAGATAAATTTGCTACATTCAAACCTGCTGCATATACAACTACTGGGGTTGAAGTATCACAACATAAATCATTTTCAGTAACTGCAAAGCATAAATTAAATAGTGTAACATCTGGCTGACATGTACTACATGCTTGAGCGTTTAATAAAACACCATTTAGTTGTTGCCTTACAATACCACCCTGAGAATAAAAACCATCAGCCGCTAAAACCGACAGTGTGCTATTCGTATACAGTGACGATGCCTGTGAAAAATTTAATCCGTCAAAACAATATGTTCCTAATGCTCCCATTTAAAATTGATTTGTTGGACAAGTAGTTACCTCAGTTACTAATCCAAATTGATTTACTCTAATATAATTCGTTACGCTAATTCTATAAATACCTAATGCCAATGTTGTTCCTACCTCTCCATTTGAGGATGAATATACAAAATCTCCAACTGCTGGCAATGCTCCAGACCCAGTATGATAATAAGGAAAAATTAAAGGCTGACCACAAGCAACAGTAATATTCTGTTGTACAGAGCTACTATTGTAAGCTGTGTAAGTGACCGTACAATCGCAACAAGCTGATGTTGAGGAACTTGCGTCATAACAAAACTCCTGACAACTAGTTTCTCTGTAGTCATATATTACATATAAATATTGATTTGATAAAGGTAAACTTAAACCAGGGACAATAGCTTGATACAGTCCAGTTGATGGATTTGTAACAGAAGCATTAGCTATCGTTGTAGAAGCTGCTAATAAAGCAGATATATCTGATTCTGTATTTGCGTATAAAGTATTGCTAGATAAATATTTAAAATTATCACTGTTAACAACCCAATCGTAATTATCAAATTCTACCTTGTTAGACCTAAGAGTTATGTCAGTTCCACTATAAGGAAACACACCTAATGATCTAATCCCTACTTGAGTTCTATAATTAGAAGCCACTACACTACTGCTTCCAAAAGTTGCTAATTCCGAATCTATTGGACTAACAACAACTGAGTCATTCCATTTGTATTCCGTATGAATAAAATCACCTGAATCAACTGGAGAGTTCATTACTACTTTTATAATTTCTATTTCTACTTCTGTAGGGCAATTTGCAATTATCGAAAAACTTGATTTTGTTACCCCTGTAATTGTTACAATTGCATTTAATGGTGTGTTTAAGGTTTTATCAAAACTAAACGTTCCAGTACCTGTTAAAGTTCCGCTTGTAGTCGTAATACCGTTCCATAAAACAGATATAGTTATTGAGCCGGCAGGCGCAGGCAAGGTATCTATATTGTACGAAATATTACATTGACCTATTACTTGACCGTAATCAATAGTAGAAACTATAGTTTCATTTGCTCCTAAATCTGTTTTTTGAAAAGAATACCCACAATTAGATATTTCAGGTGGCAAAGGAACAGAATTACAATTCATACCTAATACATATTCATTCATGTATGGGTCATAACCGCCTAACTTTTGCGTTGTAATTGAATCAAAAAATTGATCCCTAAAATAAGATCTCATTCCGTTATTAGATATAACTTCTAAAGAATCATTACTCATACTTGTACCCCTAAGCTTTATTACGGCTCCTCTTTTTACATCTGTAAAATACATTTCTGAACCCCAAGACACAAAGCTTTCAGGATTATAACTAATACCATACTCTTCAATACGAGCTATTTGAGTCCCTAGTACTTGAGGCACTGAAGCAATAACTCCACCACCAGTACTATCACTAATTAAATTTTTGCTTGATAGAACATATGTTATTCTATCTTCTTGTAATACAAGTATATCTGTTTCACGAGCATGCATTTTTTGTATTGGCCCAAATGAAGTTTCACAATCTTTAAAGTTTACTAACCCTAAATTAAATTCATTAAGATTATTAAGACCACTATTACTGCTATAAACCCCACTGTAAGTAATCCCTTCAAACCTATCAGCTTCTTTATAATCCTGATTAGAAACAGCTAAAACTCTTTGACCTAAGACCATAGCCCTTCCTGCCAACGAGTCTTTTATTTTAAAACTTTCAACTCCATTACCAAAAACAAAACAATCTTGAAAATCTAAATTAACAACAGCGTCTTGAGCTGCTGTTTGGTTTTGATCTCCTAAAGCAGTGTTTGTTCCGGAGGCATGAAAACCTTGTGGCTGCGTTATAGGATAAGATTCTGAAGCGTCATAATACAGCTCTGTATTTGCGTCAACTGCTTCGCTTTCAAAAACCATTAACGTGTTTGTTCTTTCTACGATTAGCTCTACCTTTAAATCCGCAGTCCTATTACTTTGAGTTGGTCTATAGCAGCCTGACATTCCAGATGAAACACCTAAATATAAAGGGTCAGTATCTAATCCAGTTGCTGCTTGAATCCATTGAAAAGTTACCTCCCAGCGAGTGCAATTAATATTGTTAGCTATTCCTCCAGTGTCTAATACACTTGCTTTAGGAGAGCCATTAGGGACAGCAAGAGCTGGATTATAGTTCACTGTAGTTTCATCAGATAAATTTCCTGGGCTTGCTAATTCAGGGTTAATACTATCTCCAGTCCACCATCTTCTTAAATCAGAATAGTCATCATTTGATATGTATTGCTGATCCCATTCCCATAATATTTCTTGGCAGCTGTTTCCATTAAACGTATCATTTCTAAACGCAGTTACTTTTATTGTAACTGTTGATCCAGCAGGAACAGTGTAGTTTGTTACAGCAGAACCAACGCCTTTTACATCCTGAGTAAAACAAGGGTAGGCAATTTTTCTACTATTTGAACAACCTCTTGCTGCGGATCTATACTCTATATCTCCATATTCAATAAGAGAATCTTCAGGAATAGATATATCAAAATTTTGATTTTTCATTTGCATATAAAGACCTGAAAGTTGACTAGAGTCCTCTCCTAACTCAGTATCTATAGCTAAAAAATCACTGCTTTCAGCACTTATATCTAAAACTTCAACAGTTACAAGTCTAGAAACTGGACCCGAAACATCTGCCTTTACAATTAACGTTTGGCCCTTAGAAACCTTATTTGCATTGTCTCCTTCTAATTTAAAGAAAACCATATTATCACTTGGTCGTATGTAGTAAAAATTAGAAAATATAGTTTCATAGTTTCCTAAACTTGGCTTAACTACAAACTTATATCTTTCAGCCCAGTAAGGCGCTAAAGAACTAACAGCTACCTGTATATTGTTTTGTTTATCACTATCTCCAGGCTCTACGTAAACAGTATTCCTTTCTGAAACTAAAACAGTAGATGACCTTCCGTAACCGTCACTATAAACAATTCCTGTTTCAAAATCTCTATTACTATGTAAGCTACCTGTATCTGTTGTTGAACTAAACCCAGCCTCAGCGCTAATAAATCTAAAGTATTCGTAAATATTAGTTGTTAAAGGGGTAGAGTCTATGTTCTGATACTGCATCGCAATAGTCTGTAAACTAAAAGTATTTACCCCAGGAGAAACACCAGTAATTAAAAACCCTTGCTGAAAAGTAGAACTTGTTATGCTGCTATTAATTTTATTAAAAACATAAGAAACCGCAGGAGATGACAATTGATTATTAAAAAAATCAGTCAAAGAATTACCTTGATCAGCAGTAGCAATAGGATTAAAATTAGTATTTAATATCGTTCCTATAGCATTTTGAAATAATGGACTACTAAGAAAATCATATGTTGACGTGTAGTCTGCATCTAAAGTTATATTTACATCTAACGTAAATGGAATATTTTTAAATTGATCATTTGCTATCCAAGCAGGATTTGTAGACTGACCAGCACCAATTAAAGTAGCACTATTCTCAAGGTTAAATGAAAAACTTAAAAAAGCACCTTTTTTAAACTTCCCAACCATTTCTGATAAATCCAAAGTAACTTTATTGTTGTCATAAGTTTTGGTGTCTGCTGGGTCAATAGTATAACTAATACCTGATTTTAAAATAGCAAAAGGCAATTCTTGAGAAGAAATAAAAGTGTTTATTATACTTGTCGTGTAGTTTAAAGCAATTTCAGATCCCTCTGAAGTTCCTCTTGTAAAATTATACCCATCTACATAGTTCCCATACATTAAACGATTACCTTGAATAATTTGCGCTTTAGCAAACCTTGGAACATTATCGTATTGACGAAGTAATTCATCAGCTCCTATAACTGTGTAAATTTTACTGTTTGTAAAAACGTATGATTGAATAGTGTTATCTGGCCAACCATAATCTTTTTTTACAAATCTTTCAATTACATTTATACTATTTGAATTACTTTCTTTAAAAAGTAAATCTATTTGCACAACCCTGCTGCTACCTGTTGAGTATTCAATATTTATACCATTGTATAAATTTAGCATTCCTTCATTAATGTAATTTTTGGTATCAAACCTAAAAGGTTTTGTTGCAAATGCAGGTAAACTAAATAAAGATGTGGCGCTATATTGCCCATCCAAATATCGATACCTATAAGCAAAACAAAGAAATTTATTTTCAATATAATTCTCTCCACCAGGAACGTTTAATAAGGTAATTTTTGGAACAGCTAAAGGAACATTATTGTTTACTATATTTTCAAACCCAGGGATTTTAACAATTACACTAATATCTTCCTCTATAATCTGATCAACATTTGCAATTGGTAAGGAGTAATTTCTGTCAATATTTATATACCTTGGAGGATTGATATCGTCCGTCCAAAATAATAAATCATCAAGTAGGTCTATTCCGGTTATTAAATGTTTAGGGTCAAAATTTAAAAGGTCTTCAGTAACTATGTGATAGTTAATTACTTGACTAGTAGTGTTATAAGAAACAACCATATCTACAATTCCACCAGCAGCTTCAGGATTTGTATCGTCATGAATAAACCAATAAATAGTTTCCCTAACACCGTCTTCGTAAGCTCCAATACAAGTAGCATTAATACTTAATGGTTTACCGTTATAAGCTAAATACGTTAATCTTGAATTTCCTTTAGCATTTTCAACAGCGCCTATTTCAGTAGTTTCAGTTGAACCTAACCTTACATTTAGCGCGTCAATATATTCACCTGGAGGAAGAAGTCTTTCATCCACAGACTTATTCATTCTACCTGCAATAAAATTTGTTGTAACTATTGGCATATTATTTTATCCATTTATTCTGACCTCTCATATTCATCAAGAGTCTGCCAGGGTGCATATTACTTAATCTAATTTTAGCGTTTCTTAGTAAAGATGATTTATCTTTTCTCGCTCTATTAACTACATATTCTTGAACTGATAGTCTACCGTTTAAAATTGAATATTTTACATAAGCGTAAATATACTCTTCAAACAATTTATTTAATTGAACATTAGCATCTACACCGCCTTCCATACCATCAGAAACATATTCCAAAACCACAGAAGCAGCATTAGAGATATTGCTAAAGTTAATAACTCCAGATTGCTTATCAATAGTAAACGTAGGATTAGCATTAGCGGTTTCAGTATTTAATCCAAATCTAGCGCCTACAGAATAATCAAAATACCAGTTGCCATCACAACAGTAACCTTCTGATCCATCAAATGAATTACCTGCATTTAAATAAATACTCTTTCCATTGCCTCTAATCCTTTCTAAATCAAGTTCTGAGTTTTGTGGCTTTAAAATATTTCCATCCTGATCAAATAATATATTAGCATTTTGATCTTGAAGATAAGCTGAAGACCAATTAGTTTGAATATTTTCCGTTAAAGGTTTTAAGACTCCGTTTTCATTTACCGAAATTCTTACCCAATTTACATAATCTTGTGGTAAAACAAATCTCAATTGATTCATGATATCTAACTGAAGGATTTTTATTTCCTTCATAGCATCATAATTTAATTCTTGTATACCTCTTTTAGCATGAAATAATATTTGATACCTTTCAATGTTATTTATTAATTCATGGTTTCCCTGATACATTAACATGAAATTATTAACAATATCAGCTAAAGAAACATATTGATATGATCCCCAATTTGCATCGTCTGGGTTTGTTCCTGAATTTTCGTAATATGCGTAATCGCTTAAATATGCCATCTATCCTTGTGTTTGTTGTTCTGCTTGCAATTCGGATACTCCAAATTGATATACATCTGATTCCCTAATTTCTACTCCTACGTACTTACATATTTTTGCTATCAACGCAGGCTCATCAGATAAAGGTAATTCAAAATCTTGATAATCATTTTGTGAAGCATTAAATACAGGTTCCCCTGCTGTTATTTCAATATAAGTCCATTTGGGGTCACGAGGATACCTTATGTATTGAGCCATTATTGTTCCAGGTGTTGTCAATGTATCTGGGTATACGTTTATTATGTTTCCAGAAATAGTTGCGGTAGCGTTTCCTAAAACATACGCAGGATAACCTGTGGATGGTGATGTAAGTGGTGAAGAATTTAAATAAAATATTTTACTCTGATTTACTCTTTCTACTTCTACAATACCTTTATTATTTACAATTGCGTAACTATCACCAATTGTTTGTGCTACTCCAAATATATCAACAGACAAAGTTAATTGAGTGTTAGTATCAACGCTAACAACATAGGCTGTTTGACCAGCGGTAGTGCTTGTAGTTGACGTAGAGGAAACAAGCTGCCCAGCTGTTACAGTAGTTGTAAAAGTTGCTGTAGCGTCCGTTAAAGTTAACGCTGCTGCTGCCGTTGTTGTTCCTGAAGTGCTTACCGTAGGGTAGTAGTTAATCTTATTAATTAAATAATAATTAGAAGGTAAATTAAATAAATTTATTCCAGGTGAGGTTAAAGTTTCAGTTGCTGAAAAACTATCTATTACTTCTACTAAACCTTTAGTAAGATCAGCGTATCCGCTTCCAGAAACTCTTTGATTTTCTTTTGACAACTGATCATTGTACGCATAAAAATAGTCTTCAAAAATAGACATCTGAGCCTGCTGGCAGTACAAGTTAAAATCTTGTGGTGATATATATCCGTAGTTGTTTTTATTGACTATCGCTAATACGGTATTTCGTACTTCGTTTATTGGCATAATTAATTCTTTTTACAAAGATAGCAAAAAAAAAGAGGTCCTATTTTTTTTTAGAACCTCTCTTTAATTGTCTAATTAATGCTGTTATGCATTAACAATACTTGTCACTGCTTTTGGAAGACTTACCCCCC